GAAGGCCACGTGCCATTTTGTTGTTGAAGTACTTCAGGTCATCAATCTCGCCTAGATTTTGTCCACCGGGCAATGTTTCTACACTGCTGCCGCGACCATCCTGTCCCTGTGGAAAAAAGTAATCTTCATTGATGCTGAGTGGATTGTAACTGCTGTCCATCATGTTGTTTCCGCCACCTGATGTGGTTGGAATTCTACGCTGGTGCATTTCGTTTTTAACACGTTCCACAAATGCCATTGCCAAGTGGCTAGGCATGTTGCCTACATCAATTTTAAAAATACGACGTTCAGGCGCACGCTGTACACGGTATATCAACACAGCATCTTCCAACAGTTGCTTCTGCTTGTACACCATGAAAATTTGTTCTAGTACGCTGCGACCAAATGGCCAGAACACATCAAGTCCTTCATTGAGACTCATGTGTACCACATGCTTGGCATCCAAACACACTTCGTTCTGTGCCTGTGTGAATCGACTGTTACCTGCGCCGCCACCAGAGCCGCCATTGGGACTGGTGTAGTTAGACGCACCTGTAATACTGCCTGTGGTAGGGTTGGTCATGTAGTCTGTGGTTGTTTTTGCAGCCACAGTCATGTTTTGAAAGTTAGGATTGATGTCACGAATCACATACTGCTCGGGACGCTTGCCTTCGCTTTCGTTCACAATCACACGAGCCACTTTGCTCATGTCTACCCACATCATTTCAAATGTTTCTGGATCACGAACAAAAATTTGATCGCCGTACTTGATGGTGTTTCGGAACAGCTTGAATGCACGCTGATCCAGTTTGTTGAGCTTGACCCATTGCTGCAGTTGCTTCTTTACAATACCAACTTCGTGATCTGTGGGAGTTTCGTTGTATCTGATATCAAACGGTGTGCCGTTGGTTGGACTCAGCTGTGTTGAAAACTCAGCAATGATGTCCAAACATGCATTGATTTCACTATCCATGTCCATGTTTTCGTACTGATTGTATCGTTCAACACGGTTAGGATGTCCTGAGTACACCTCAGGCAGTCGGCTAGCATAGTTACGAAACACAAAGTCTGCTTGTGCTGCGCCATTGGTGCCATCATTCTTTTGATAGCCATCAACACCAAATTGGTTTTTGCCTGATATAGGGCTCAGTTGTCCAGAGGTATCTGCTACCTTGAAGTACTTGCGCCACCCTTGTTGATTTTTATCTGCCATAGTGAGTTATTTACCGTTAGTTAGCAGTCGCCGTCAACAACTTCCTCTGTAGATCATTGCTGTTTTGTTGTTCACGCACCAGTTGAGTCAGTGCACTTAGCTGTGCTCCTGCCAGTGCAGAGTCGCCGCCGCCCATGTTCTTTATTGCATCAGCTATGGCTGCTTTGAACTCTTTGGCCACTTGTGCAATGGCGTTTGTAGTTTCAGTGTTGTTGGTTTGTTTAAGTTCTTGAATACGTTCACCAATCTCTGCACCAATGCCTGGCAATAGTTTTGTACCTATTTCTGCAAGGCCCATGTCGTAGTTCATAGCAATACCAGATCCTAAGATCTGTTTCCAAACGCCCGGATCAGTGATCATTTTGGTTGTGGCATCATACGCTCCCAGCTTGGCAGCAATACTCTTGACTGCGTCCAGATCTGTGCTCATGCCGCCTGAATTACGTCCTGTGTACTCGTTGTAACCTCCAAATGTTGGACCAATTCCGCCCGGACTCATGGCGTTTTTCATGCCTAAGCTCACAGGCACAGAACCATTCTTTAATGGAATAACAGCTTCTGTGCCATGCAGTGTTGCTGGGTAACCTGATTCAGGACCTGTTGCAATGCCGCCAAACCTGTATCCAGCAACTTCAGCATGTATATGCCCGCCGGTGGCTTTACTACTTGGATTACTATACTCGTCTTTAACATTTTTTGCACCGGGCATGCTGCGAATTATGCCTGCTATTTCCTTAGATTTCGTTGGATCTGATATTGTAAAGTCCAATGCGTTGCCAGTTTTGTGTGCACTGTTATAGTCCAGGCCCTGATGATACTCGTCGTTAAACCCAGTAAATCGTGTTAGGTCTCCACCTAATTTTTTGTTTATAGCGTGTGCAAGTGCAATAATATTTTCGCTTGATTTGCCGCCTGCTGTTGCTTGGCCATCTGTGCCGCCTTTGATTGGTAATCCAGAAAGATCCAGTGCTTTGCTGGCTGGTGCTCCGCTGGCTGGTGCTCCGCTGGCCGGTGCTCCGCTGGGTGCAGCAGGGCGTGATGCTGTTGATGCCGTATTTGACCTCATCAGCGCTGCTTGCCTGTGTGCGTTTGGGTTGCCAACAACTTGACTATTTGAAGCTTGGGCTGTTGCATTACGTTCTGATATTTTTGCAACTGACAATTTTGCTTTAGCTGCTTTTAGTTCTTGCTCTGCAATCTGTTTGTCTTGTTCTGAACGGGCACTGGTCACTTTCCATTCTAAGTCCATAACTTCGCGCTTGCGCTGATTTACTAAATTAGCAGCAGCAGTTTCTTCTTTGGATTTAGTGTCTGTTTTTCCAAATCCAAAGAAATTTATCATTTTGGTCAGCATCAGCGTGGAAGCCTCAACTGCCTCAGTAAACATGCCTATTGCACTAGTTGCAGGAAGCACTGCTTTGTCCACTAACCTTTGCAATGCTAGCATCGAGTTTTGCTGACTTATTCTCAGGCTTGTTTGTGTTTGTTGTGCAGCATCAGCTGCTTTGCCGCCCTTGACACCTTGTTTAAGTTGATCTTCTTGTACTTTTTGCAGTTGCTTGCCAATATCAGCGTCGCTCATACCTTTAAGGCGTAGATCTGCTGCTAGATCACCAAACGTAGAATTATATATACCCATCTGACCCAGTGATGCACCCATTGCATCTGCGTTCCTGCCATGTGCAGTAGCTACACGTTGTGCACCTTGTGCTGCATCCAGCTGTCCTGCTGTTATAAGCTGGGCTGTTCGCATGCTTTCGCCCTGGGTAGCCAAGTAGCTTTTTTGTGCTGCGTCTGTGGTAATCATACCAGTTGACACATCAGCAAAACCTTGTGCTGCTTCCTTGCTCTGACTCTTCAAGATCAAGAATGTGTCTTCTAGTGCTTTGGCTTGGACAGTTTGTCCGTTAGCACGCATCTCCATCAGTTTACCAGCAAAGCGTTCTTGACTACGGATTTCTTCACGGGAATCTTCTTGCTCTTTGCGTGTCATACCTGTGAGCTTGGTCAACGCATCTTGCTCTATTAGATATTTTCTTGCACTGTCAGCCAACTGCTCTGTAGTCTTGTTCTGCGTTTGTCCAATTCTGCTCTGCAAACGCAGGAAGGCCATACTGGCTTCGTTGATTTCTTCCTGATTCATGCCTGCATTAAACAGACTTTCACGGAAGGGCTGCATGTCCTTGCCTATGTTGGCAAATTGCTTACGACCGTCTATTACACTGCCGCCAAACAAGGCTAGTTCTTTGCTGCTGGTGGAAATGAGTTGAGTGTAACTTTCAAGATCCTGGAAACCTAATCCTAGTTTTTGTATGTCTCCAAACAGTCCTGCCATGCCATCGCTGGCAGCTCCGCCCGATTTGGACAGATCCTGAAATCCTTTGTACAAAGCATCGCTTTGCTCACCAGCAACTTTAGCAAGTTTAACAACTCCGCCGGCCAACATAGTCAGGCCGCCAATCAACATACTTACTGGGCCTCCCATCAACATCAGTGCTTTACCTGCTGCAAATGCTGCTGAGCTTGTGGAATCCAAGGAACTATTGAATGCTGTAGCTCCTTTCTTGTTGTCGTACATAGCCCTGGTGGCTTCTGTACTAGCTTTGGACAAGTGCCCTGCTGCTTTACCAGCGCCTTCTATAGCAGCGGTAGCGTTTTCAATGCCGTACTTGGACTTGATGTTTGCATCGTAGACTTTTTTCTGGGTGTCTTGCGAAACTTCGCCATACTCTTGCATCTGTCGATTAACATCTGCCATTAGTTGTGCAAGTCTTTCCGATTCGAAATTTATGTCTGCCATGTGTTTTTACCTATAAGTACCTTATATTTATAGGTAATATATGAGCCAATCCGCAAACCCACTAAAACAATTTTTCCGGCAACCTGCTATTCATTTAAGGCTGCCTTCCGAAGGCAACTTCTGGTCCGAAGACAGTGTAGACTATCCTGCTACTAAAGAACTGCCAGTATACCCTATGACTGCTATTGACGAGATCACATATCGTACACCGGATGCGTTGTACAACGGCCAAGCTGTGGTTAATGTTATACAAAGCTGTATTCCTAACATTCGCAACGCATGGAAAATGCCAGTGGCAGACTTGAATGCTGTGTTAGTGGCCATTAGAATTGCCAGCTACGGTCATGACATGGAAATCCTGTCAGGCTGTCCTGAATGCGAAACTGAGTCAGAATACACGTTAGATTTAAGAACAGTGCTGGACAAACTCAAAAGCGGCGACTTCCACAAAGAAATGCAGCGTGGTGACTTGACAATTTCATTCCGTCCAATGACTTATGAAAATCAAAACGTCAGCAATCAACATCAGTTTGAACAACAAAAACGTATTCAAGTAGTGCAGACCAGCGATCTTAGCGATGCTGAAAAAATTACCGAACTCAATGCTAGTTTGAAAAAAATTACCGAGCTCACTGTGGAAGCACTGAAGTGGAGCATTGCCAGCATACGTACCCCGCATGCATTAGTAACTGAATCTGAATTCATTCATGAGTTTATCAACAACTGCGACAGAGCGTTGTTTACTGCACTAAAGGATCATATCATTGCGCTACGAACTGACAGCGAAATTGAACCGCTCAGCATGGAATGTCCTAACTGCAATCACAAGTATCAGCAACAACTTACAATGGACCAAACAAGTTTTTTCGCGGACGCCTCCTGACCCTGTCGGCTGAAGAAATTTCCAAAATGATCGACCGGATGGACAAGGAGGCCGATTCAATACGTCAACAAAGTTTGAAGATGTCTTGGTACATGCGTGGTGGCGCAACTTATCAAGACATTATGCAAATGAGTTTTAGAGAAAGGTCGTTTATCAGCGACATTATTAAAGACAATCTTGAAACTACAAAAACCAGCAAACTGCCTTTCTTCTAATGCAACTAGAACAAGTTAAACATGATATACTGTCCTGGTCTGAGAACTTTGTAGAAGTTCCGCATCCTGCATTAGGAGGCTGGGCACCGTGTCCGTTTGCTCGCAAGGCCAGGCTGTCTGGTACAGTTAATATTTTAGTAGGTGTTAACCCTTATTTTGATTTAAAGAATTGTTGTAGACAAGGTATGGGCAAGTACGAAGTTATAATTTACGCATACGACCCTGAAGAATTTCCCTACGCTCGTTTTCATCAAGCATTAGAAGATGCAAACCAAGAATTTTTAGTTGCAAAAAATTTATTAGTGCTGGAAGATCATCCTGCAGAAGCAGAGTGGGTCAATGGGGTGAGTATGAATCAAGGCAAGTATGCACTGTCGTTGGTGCAAAGTTTAAGCAAACTTGATGACAGTGCAGCGCAAATGGCCAGCAAAGGATTTTATCACACATGGCCGGAAGAATATCTAACAACACTGTTTAACAACAGAAAGGATCCTCGGTGAGTTATCAATTTGCCAGAATAGATCTTAGTAAAACTGATTACAAGCAGACATGCGACTGGTATTACATAACAGATCCAGACATAGATCAGTTGAACGAAATATACAAACGCTACTGTATCTATCGACATTTTGCCAGTGTAATGCCTATATTTGACTGTAGATACACGGCACCAAACACAGACGTTGTTGGATATCGAAATAACGGAGAATTAGTTGCGTTCAGTTTGATTGAACGCTATGACAGCAAAAACGCATTATGCGCACAGTTTGCATGGGACTATCGAACACCCAAGCTACGGCTTGGTATAGAAAGTTTGCAAACTGAGTGTGCAATATATCGCGAGCGGGGATTTAAGTATCTGTATCTTGAACAAGCACACTTGTACAAACAAAAGATGGATGGATTCGAAATGCTAGGAACACTGGAGTAACACATGGACATTTATACAATTTGGGCCAACAAAGAAGGCGACATTTCTGACTCAGACTGGGTTAAAAATATGAAATCATTTTTTGATCATTTAGTCAATGAAGGCAAAATGGAAACCTACCGCATCACACGCTGCAAGCTAGGATTCCGTAGCATTGCAGACATGCCTGAGTGGATGATACTTATGGAGTTCACTGGCATGGCACAAATGGACAGTGCATTTAAACGAGTTGCTCCGCTAGAAGGAGAGCTCGAAGTGAAGCATAAATCATTCAATCAATTCGTTTCGGGTGACATTCAGCATGCGCTGTTTAGAGATTGGCCTGACCAGCTGTGAGTAAAAAAATATGTGTAGCCAGTGTTATGTCAGTGGGTGGCACGTTTGTTGACTGGAGTATTCAATTCTTGTCTGGCAAAACAAAATATTACCACATAGATTCAGACAAGTATGTTGACCTGAGTTGTGATCCAATAACAAAACTCAATGCACACGGGCATGACAAAAACCATCCCAACACATCGGCAAAATTAATCCACGAGTTTAACACATTTGATTTGTTACCCAACGATCCAGAGGCAATCTATTCTACATACATGTTCATAATGAACTTAGATGTTGCTGCAGATAATCTAGGAGTCACACACGATCTGTTAGATCAACCGCAACAGTTTCAAACGGTTATGACTCACGCACTAGACGATTTTAACAAAACATTCAAAATTTGCAATGATACACAAACTAAATTGGTGTACATATCTGCTGATATTAGAATCATGCCTTACCACAATTCCGTAAGATCACTTGATCGTTTTGTGTTCAGCGCTAAAAAACCGCAATGCGACTTGGAACTGCATGCAGAGATTCAGGAATATTTTTTTAATTCATCTGTGTCCACATGGAACCACATGGGACTAACTGATATCTGGGATGTTAGAGAAAGAATGGCATTAGATTCTCGACCTTTACAAAATGATGCTGTTACTAGAGATTTTGATTTTCAATATCCGCATCTTTGGATCAACGGCCAGGAACTGTTTGCTGACCCTGAACGAACTATCAAAAAAATATTTTCATACTTAGAATCAGATATTAACCCAGTAAGATATCAGCAATGGCTAAATGTTTGCAAGAAATGGCAAAGATTACAACTGGACCTTTTGAATTTCTGTTACACGCTACCGCACATAATCAAAGCAACAGTCAACGGATGGGATTATAAAATTAATTTAACATTCCAGCAAGAGGTAATTGTACAGCACTACCTGATATATCAACACAATCTCAATCTGAAAACGTGGCATTTGGAAAAGTATCCAGATAATACACAACAACTGCACAAATTACTTGAACCTAATATACACCCAGTACAAGACATATACAATTCAAGATCTACAACGTAGATCTGTTGTTTTCACTGCGTTCAACAACAATATATTTAAAGCGAAGCTTAGATACTCATCTAGATTAATTGGTCACACTTAGCCCTGACGGGCTAAGAAAAACACGAGGTTCTCATCTGAGTATCTCAGTCACACAGCGTTGGATCTATAATGCTGCATATATGTTGCATTAACGGGGTTAATGCTATCTTTATGCTACATTTCACAGGCGGTTGTCCGGTACCTGCTCAATCCGTCTAAACAACGGCGGCTCGTAAACATACGCTATCATGCTTACGAAGCGTGGGGTAATTGTTAATTCCCCATCATTGGGCCTTTTAAAATTCTTTTCAAACAGCAAAACCGCGGCAGTTTGCGATCGTCGTCCGGTTAAGGATAGTTGCTGAGTGCTTGCTGGCGCGACAAGACTTCCATTCCTGCGATCCATGATCCAGGTCTAGGACACCCGATATTGGCTGGTGCTAGCCGTAACTGCCTGTTGCTTAAAGTTTGTTTATTATGTGGCTTTGTTAAGTCTACCTCGGACAAATCCATTGCCGGGGCAGTTTACAGACATAGTAGAGATTATTCCATTATGCCACCAAACTTTGCCTTTGCGTTGTTCTTTAAGTGTTGCCTTTTGTGCATCAGTCCATTGATATCCATACATTGGGTTATTTTTTCCTGAAGTATGAGGTCTCGGTCCTTTGCGTGATTCTGAAATTTTTTGTTTGCGTTCTTTGGACATAGGACCAAACTTTTTTCCTAAGTGTGCTTTACGTTTCTTTTCTTTAGTTTCTTCTGAATCTCTGATGCCTGTGCGACTTGGCGGTGTTCTTGGGTGTTGTTTGTTGTACTCACTTAATTTTACATTTTTGAAGCCAGGAGATTGTCCGTCAATGCCGTTCTCGATAACAAAGTTTGCCCAAGTCTCAGACTCAACAATATTATTTGTTGCAGAAAACTCTAATGCAAATTTTTTGCATTCGTCAAGATCGCTAAACGTCCAAACATTTATAGTTTCTACATAGTTTCCGTGCTGTGCTAAATGTCTTTTCCAATAAACACCTGATCCTTTATATTTGTATGGATCTCTAATTGTTTTACCGAAATAGTTTAGCCCAGTAATAAGATGTCTCTTGTGATAAAGATAAGTAATCATGCTGGTAGTTCCTTTACAACTATTAGAGTCAGTGGGGTTGGGGAATCCGCGACTGACACTTCTATTTATTAAATCTTACCGTTTATATGACTCTTGTGGACTCTTACCTGCACATGTCCATTATAATAATCGTTTGATTCTAATACTCGTCTTGTGAACTGCTCGCGAGCCTCAATGTAACTACATTCAGATTTGCTTTTGCAATAAAACAGTATTTCTCTGGTAAAGTTTTCGGTGCCTAGTTTTTCGATGTCTTTAGAAAGTTCTGGGCTTGACCCATAGTACTCACGCCAGTCTGAGTCGACCTTTGTGCGTATCTTTTTCTTTTTCTTAATGCCGTTTTTTTGCTTGACTATTTTGTAAGTTGTCTTGCTAAATTTTGCTAATTTTTTGCCTATGTACTTGCGTCCAGATAGATTATTTGTGATTAAATATACAAAGCCCACACACTCTTCGGTTAATGTCTCAACGATAATGTTTTGATAGAACCAAGCCATATATAGATGCGTGTTATTGCCTTTGTGTTATAGTTATCTAATCTACCAAGACGTTGCATATTTTCTGTCTACATTTGCACTTTTGCATTTTGTCTGGCATTCTTGCCAACGAAATGTCTGTAGTTCTGTAGTCCAAAAAGGATCTGCAATAACGTCGTCTAACGTTCTTGTATGTAAATTAAAGTTGTTTGCTAGTTGCTGCCAGTTTGAATTATGACTGTATCTGTTGGCTACCCAACAGCAAGGAAATAACCTGCCGCGAGCATCAATATACAGTCCTTTGTTGCCTATTTCGCACAATGGCGTAACACCATTGCGACTTTGAGTTTGATTGAATAGTTTTTGATTTATAATTGGTACAGTGTCCCGGCGTTCTGTGCTGGTTAACTGAGTTGTTTCGCGTTCAAATCTATGAGTGCTACTGACAAATTTTACACTAGGTTGCAGTGGATCGTCAAGTCCATAGGACGGATACACACTGCCAAATTTGGTACTTTTGGTCAACTGGAACACATCCATGCCCAGTTGCTTGGCAGTTTGTCTCATTTGGTCTAAGTGGTCTTCGTTGAATTTAAATGCAATTGCAGCCCACACAAGACGACATGTACTTGCAGCTCGCAGTGCAGTAATGCCATTGACAATACTGTCGTAGTCACTGTTGACTCGATATAAGTTGTTGCTGGCATTGTTATAGCCGTCAACACTAAAATGCACAGTGTCTTGGTAATCCAGAACTAATCCTAGCTCTTGCCACCATGCAGCTTTCTTATAACTGCCATTGGTCACAATAACAATTTCAACAGCTTTAACACTCTTGATATATTGGATAACTGTAATCAGATCATGTGCATAGATAGGATCGCCGTCGTCACCGCAGAATGTAATTTTTTCTACGTTGGACAATATAAATGCAGGTGTAAAGTTTTGTTTAAAAAACTCTAGATTCAGTTCAGTGTTAACCAAGCCATCAGGTACTTCTTGGCGAGCACAACGAGGACACTGTAGTGTACACTTGCTGGAAATTTCAATGTGAAAATGCCAAGTTGCTAACATGATTATAGTGTTCCTGTATCACGCATGATCGATGTCTGTGTTGTAACTTGTAAAGCCATTTTCTTTTACCACTTTAAGAATGTTCTCAACTCGACCTGCCAGCTCGTCACGATGGCTTACTAGCCAAATACTTTTGTTACGCTCGCGACTCATCTGTTTAAGAATGCTCAATGAGCTTTCCATACCTGCTGTGTCTAGGCCTGAATCAAGCAGTTCGTCAATAAACAACAAGTTGATAGGCTGGTATAAACTTTCAAACACATCACGGAATGCCCAGCTCATGCTC